CCAGCCACTACTCGCGCTGGGTACTGCTCTAATAAATTCAATTCCATGTCCTTCTCCCTTTTTTTGGGGGTGCAAAGCCCCGCGGCCTTTTCGGCCTGTTATTCCCTAGCCTTAGTGACTGGGGTAATGTTTAGCCATCTCCAACGCTCGCATATTCTCCAACTTGTTTATCGCACAAAGATCCAAGTATTCGGACTCTGTTAAACCTTTGAGTCTCCCGATTAGTTCGCAAACTATACCGAGGTTCTCAATGTGCTGGACATTATTACGAGTGCAGAACATCGCTCGTTTCACTGTAGTACACATCCGATGAGTATACCACAAATGTATATTTACAACACCCCACCAACAAACACATAAAAATAAATAAACAAAAAGTGTTTACTTTGATATTTAGGTATGCAAATATCTGTTCATCGGCTGGGGACACAGCCACTAACCAAGGGAGAAACACAATGTACGATTTCACTTACCTCAACGGACTTTCAATCAGCGAACTAGAGGAAACTTATCGCTGGGCATATTGGCGCGACGATGCACATTGCAAGGCTCTAGCCAAAGAGTGCCAAGCACGAATCGCAGGTCTGGCCGCATAAGCGGCCTTTACCAAGGGAGATAGACATGAACAACTTAGATCCAGTAACCATCCAAAAAATTGCCACAGAAACAGAAGCCAACGATCACACATTTGCTTTGATCCGCTTGGCTAACGCTCTCGATGAGCAGTTTCTTGTTGACCAGCTTCACATTCTTGATGGACGCCATGCCACTGCCGGTGAAATGACTCAGAAACTTAGAGAGGAGCGCCGTACATATTACAGCTGGTTGATGGGCAAAGCCCAAGAAGTGTTCGACAACTTCGCAGAAATCCAAGCCGCGTTTTAAGCGGCCTTTACTTTTAAGGGAGAAAATTATGTGGGGATACACAATCATCGGTCGGGACGGGGGCGAGGCGTACACGTCTGAGCCTGAGTACGAATCAGAGATGGAGGCGTACAAGGCTGGCGACTTAACCTTGTGCGACATGAACGAAGGCTCTATGGAAGTGTGGGAGGATTAATGGCAAACCCAACAAACCCGCATCACTTTATGACGTACTCGGAAGTCGCAGAGGTCTTAGGTGTTAGTCGTCAAACAGTTAGGATTACCGAAGCTAAAGCACTTGCGAAGCTAAGAAGGAATCCATTGTTAAAACAGCACTACCTCGACCACCTTAGTTCCAGCTCTGAATCTCGTAGTCAGGATCAAGTTCCTTCTGCCTAACCTCATCGCGGTAATGTGCCGCGATATCTTTCCTCAATGATGCAGTAGTCTTGTAGATTTCTTGGCTAGTCCTGCGTAGATCATTCATGTGCGCATCCCCATACATCGAGCGCAACCAATCGTGAAATGTCAAAGGCGATTCGGTCATCATTCTGTGGCAATAGTGGCACATGGAAACTGCGTTTGATAATGCCCATCGCAACCGCTTATTACGTCTACCAAAAATATGACAACACTCTAAATTTTCTACCTTGTGACAGTGCAAGCACTCTTGGTCGCGTAGTCTTACAGCCTTTGAAAACCAAATGTCACAGCTCTCGCGCTTGATCGCCATCATCTTCCCTCGTGAATTTTCGCTCTCTGAGAATAGCTTTCTCGCTGTGTCCGCAATCGCATGACCAGCCGTCGAGCTTATGGGGGTATTCGTTCTTGAACTGCGGCACCATTATCTTATGGCATTCAGTGCAGGTCATCTGAGGTAAATACGATCTCATACTCTGGTTCTTCTCCCTCATCAAGTAATGCGGAAACCCATACCTCCGCGAATTCTTCGACACTTAAATCAATCGTGATCCCTTCCTGCGCCCAGCCTAGAACGTAGACATCACACTCTTGTGGATTCTTGGCAGTCGTTGCGCCGCCTATGTCGGAAGTCTTTAGCAATGCCCTTCCGCCACCAGGGAGAGGACAGCTAATAATTTGGATCACGCTTTGACCTCATCAATACCGACTTTGAATCGGCTGTGTTCGCCGTAGTTCTTATCGAGTATGACACAGGACATAGAGCGTGCGGAGCCATAACCTGATGCTGAATGGTAGGCATCTGGGGGACATAACACCCCAAACGATTCAAGATGCAAGCCGCCTAGCTCTGTCACTGTACGATGGTGGATATGACCGTGATACAAGTATCGGTATTTAGAGCGGCCCCATTCCTCTGCGTAGTCGCGAGTCACAGCCTCATAAAGTGCTTGAGTCTTTACCCGATCCCCGTGGTGCATAACAACGAGAGTCTTTCCCCACTCGAAATGTATCCACTTGCTGAAGTTATCAAAGACCTTGACCCGTGGCTCGCTTGCGAAGTACAAGCGCATCATCTCATTAAGCCAGAGGCTAGCATCGGGGTCGTGATTGCCCCGCACGTTGATTAGCCACACTTCCTTGTGCGTCTCTAGCATACGAGTGATTAAAACTTTGAATAGATTGCCGACAACGCGAATGACTCGGCCCAGCCTTCCATCAACATCGACCGGGGTTCCTTTGGCTGTCTTGTTATCACCTGAGTTTGCGTGAAGAAAGTCACCAAGGTTAATTAGTGCGCCGACCTCTGCATCACCTGCCGCCGACACTAGCTTATCGACTGCCTTAATCAGCACGTCTTGAGCAATGTTTGTATCCCAGTCATCGCCACCTGTCTCCGGCGACCAGCATAGGGCGTTGAGATGATGATCCCCGACCAAATAGGCGCTCAACCTATCTTCGTTCTTCGTTGCTTCTGGAGCTTTTACGGGCTTGTGAAGGCCATCTATCTCATCTAGCAATCCAGCCTTGAATGCTTCCAGTGCGATTTCAAGCTGTCGTTCTTTGTCACTGGCAGACTTGACCCATTGTGAAACAGGTTTTCCCTCATCGTTATATAGGGTCGAGACACCCCTCAAAACAAAGCCGTCGGGGACCGTATGAGTCATATCATGCGAAGGCGAATATCCTTGTATCGCCGCCCTGCTTTTCAGATTTTTTAGAGTGTCACGAACACTCCACTTAGTAGTCCCGAGCCGATCAGCGATTCTCTGATAGCCCAGCCCTTCTTCGTGAAGAGTAATGACTTTACGCTGACGTTCAGTTGTACAGTAATCAAGTAAGCTCATAGTTCCCCCAGAAACTACCCGCCAAACCTCACGTCAATATCGAAGTTCTCAGCAACGTGACGCGCCATCACTCGATATATCTCATCAACCTCATACTTGCCGACCTTTACGAGATCGGCTTTCTGAAGCATTGCGTGTTGGATTGGCTTCCACATAACGTGGTAAAGCATTTTGCCAGTTGGCGGTATGGATAATTTAGCTCCGTTTAAAACGTGTTGCATATCGTGACCACCCGCATTCATATCTCTCGCGACATGATCGCAATACGCATGGACGGCTTTCAGTTGTTGCCCGGTTAAGTTTGGCTGGTAGATTTCATACGTCTTACCAGCCTCACAGTTAGCCATAATGTACTTACAGAACTGCTCTGCTTGAAACTTGCTATTGACAGTCCAGCGCTCGCTCATTTAAGCACTCCCCCTAAAAACCGTAAAAGAGAACAAAGCAAACAAAGGGAGCAAACCGCATAGGTACGGGGTTTGCACGGTTTGCACGGTTTGCACGGTTTGCACGGTTTTCGGTTTGCACGGGGGAGTACTCAAGCTGTTACCCTCTCGCCGCCAAACGTGACGTACTGGCCGTACTTTTGCAGACAGTGCGCCCGATATTGTTCGGAATTACAGTAATCATGGGTTAGGCAGTCGAGGTGGCTCCATTGCTTCATAGCGATTTTACCACTATTTTCTGTCATTTTCTCAGCAAATGGCGACACGCCCCTTTCCTGCTGGGATGCTCGACTAAGCCAGCTAGCCGCAAAACGCTTGCCATCCTTCTTACGCTTCTTTGGATTAGCATCACACCACGCGGCCATCGCACTTAATTCAGCAAAGATATCGACCTTCGGAAAAGCATTCTGCCAATAAATGATCTGCTCATCATCGGGTTCGTAGTAAGTACCATCATTGAGAATAATCATTCCGATTCAACCTCGTCCTCTTCGACTTCAACTTCTTCGATCTCAGCATCTTCGACTTCAACTTCTTCGATCTCAGCATCTTCGACTATAGGATCAGACCTGCATTCTAAAATTCGATAAACATCTAGGTCATATCGCTTCTCAATCTCTTCAAACAGAAAATCAGAGGCTAGGTCATAGCCAAGACTTTCAAACATGAGCTTCATTGCCTGATACCTAAAACTTAGAGCCGCATCGTCTCCAGCTTCTAAATACCCAGTGCTAGCACTAAATGTCATTTTTCTTTTGCCAGTGCAATAAACCTTGCACCGAAAGCTCATCTCTAAATCATTCAGCTTTATTTCAGAATTTTTCATAATCCACACTTCCCTTTTAATGCCGGAGCAAGCTCCGACAAATCAGTTAATTAGTAATGACGAGCTTTGATTACTGTATCGAATCTTGACATCTATTCCCTTTACCAGCTCTCGGCACAGGGAGGCGCATTATAGAGAGGGTCAACTCCGTCTCCGACGTTCTTAGGTTCGTCGGCCTAACGCCCAGTAATCTCTGACAAAAAGTAGATGAGGGAGGATACGGAATGGTTTTGTAGTGTATAATCCATTCATCTTCTTGTTTGACGACTCCGAAGATATCACAAACGTCCCTCCCTTGGACAGTGATTGCCCCTCTCGCGAGGGGCTTTTTTTTGCCTCTACTTATTAAGCAAGTGATACATCGCATACCGCTTGCCATCCTTGTTCTTTATTTCTGTACGGATATCGTGACCGCTCATCCGAAGCTCATTGATCCGCGCCGCTAACCGAAAACAACCGTAGTCGTTTAAGGCATCCATAGCGGTGATCGGCTTGCTTGTTAAGTGGTCAAGAATTTGCATTGTGTGACTCATGTCACCTCCCTAGTTCTAAAAACGATTCAAAGCTCTTGTTAAAGTATTCAGCAAGAGCAAACACGACGCTTACCTTTTGATCTTCTTTCAGCCTCCAACGAGTAACGGTCTGCTTGCACACGTTAAAGTCTTCAGCCAGATCGAGGTTAGATACACCCGCTTCTTTCTGAGCCGCCTTGAGCGACTCGCCAACATTAAAACGGGATGTCTTCATTGAACTGTTCTGTCGGGGCTTGGGTTGCAAGGGTGTCTCGGACTTGTTGAACGCCATCCGCATGAACTTTTGCCGGGTCTGGTTCCCATGTGTCGAGTTTGGCATATATCTTGTCGCTCGCTTTTGCTTTAAGAACTTGAACATTAACCCAGTCACCAGACTGAGCATTTAAGAAGGGGATCATCTCCGACTTCTTTACTGAGATGTTGCACACCACAAAGTCCGGTGCGTTTTGTTGGCGCTTGCAGATCATTCCATCTACGAAAGTTATGTCTTTATTCATTGTTGCTTCTCCTTTGCAATATCTGACCACTTCTCAATTTGGGCTTGCTCCCACATAGCCTTCATCTCATCTTCGTTTTCTTTCCACCACTGCTCACTAGCAAGCGTCTTTTCTAGGTAGCACTGTTGCATCTCTACGGCTAAATCGAGTGCGTTTTTAACTACATCAGAATTATTTATTGTCAGCCCCTCATGCACAGCGCCCGGAGCGCATCTTCCAACCTCCTCAATCATTACCATTTCACAGGCTTTAAGATAAAACCTTTCAAACTGAGTGCTTCTTTCCTTACTCATGCTGTCTCTCCCAAGATTAATTTACGTGCTTCGTTAAACTCATTGCTTTTGAGATCACTACGCTCGGCAGTTGTGAAGATGCCGCCTTTGCTAGGTGCAACCCACAAAGCTTTCTTGTCGTCGTTGCTGATCTCGCCCCACGCCTCTGCTACGGCTTCCCATGCCTTTAGCTGGAGGTGTTCTTTAATGAAGTACACAGACGCATAGTTGCGCTGTAGTGCTTCGTTGTGAGCCATGATCGGCCCGGTGTCTTGTTGCTGTTGGATAGCGTGTGCAACCTCATCGGCAGACGCAATAGAAAGCTCCTCGCCAGCCAGTCCGAAGAAGGCCAATGCGCGACCCACACATGAAGACTCCGCATTTTCAAGACATGAACTTGCGTTAATCTTACTAGCGGCGCGTACCTCTTCTGAGTAGCCGGTAGCCAATAGTCGGCCATCGTTATCGAGGATGCTTGCTTTCATAATGACTAGCACGTCGTTAGCTTCAACCAACTCGGTCGAGATCGTGTAGTCAGGGTGGGCCGCTCTAAACTCTGCGACCCGGAGCGCCACGGTCTTATATTCTTTTCCGTGGATTTTGACGATGCCATTCATAATGTTTCTCCGGCGTGTTGGGATGCTTGACGCATCTGGGTTAAGGCGTAGCCGTCGGCGTAGCCTGATAGGTAGGTGTCGGTTGCAGGGTAGGCTTGGTCATTGCAAGCCACGCCATCCATAAAGCCGTGACGAAAATCACGACTAGCTACGGTTAGATAATCCTTGAACCGCTCAGACAAGAAAGTCTCATCGCTTTTACTTAGATCAATCATCGTAAGCCTCCGCGTGTTTAGCGGCTTCAGCCTCGATTAGATCGACAATCATGGACTCTGAATAGTTCCATAGAAGTGCGCGGGTTGTTTCCACGACTAGAAGAGGGTCAGCCTCGTCATTAAATACAAGGTCTACCCATTCAAGCTCACTGCCTACTTGGTGCATTGCAGTTGGCGCTAGCTCGGAGGATATTTCCTCAACGTCTAGCATAATATCGCGACGGATATTAAGGTCAGTAATGTCGTGGTGATTTTCTTCCCACGTCGGATAGTTGATTAGGATTTCGTAGAAATCAAAACGTGCCATTTGCTATCTCCCTTGGTTAGTTCCACATGGAACATAGACACTATAGGTCTATTTCAAGGGTAATGCAAACACTTTTTGTTTATTAGTTAGCGTATGTCCACAGAACTGGTGTCGTGTCCCGATCATCCACGTGTATAAATGTACGAGATACACCGATAGAAAAGCCCATCTTGAGCGCCTCATGCACGATGTTCATTCGCTCGACGCCATTCGATACGGCTATGTCAGCGGCCCGGCCTTGGCAATGTGTGCCTGTACCAGGGGCGGCTTTGACGACTTCACTGGGATGGGTTGCGTCTCTGTACCCAGAGGTTATGCGGAACGGGAAGCCACATATCTCGCGTAGCTCATCTAGCTTTGCCAGAAATGCTGTATCCATTTCGTTTTTATTAGTGTGTGTACAGTTGAATTCTTCTAATCTGAAGTGCTTCATTTACGAGCAACGTCCTTTGTCTTCTCTACGGTGCGCATTGCACCAAGCCCAAGCATACCAAGTAGTACAGGCATCATCTCGCTGAGGTCTAGCAGGGGGACCACATAAACAGAGCCAGCAACACCAAGCCCAAAATTTGCGAAAGGCACCAGAAGATAATTGCTAGCAAGACCAGCGCAACAAACCCAGCCCACAGCAGGCCGCCAACCCGAAACAAACATTGACGTATGGGATGCTTCTTCTTTGTTGACTGCGATCTGAGCTTTGGCGATTTCATGGGCTTGCCTCTCAGCTAGTGTGGCGATCTCATGTGCTAGACGACTGCGCTCATCCGCGTCTGGGATAACCTTATCTAGCAGGTTAGAGATGGGGCCGACTAGTAGCTCAAGCACTAGACGCCGCCTTTAATCCATATACCGATGCCAGTCATTAGGGCCGCCATGATAATGCGCTCGATCCATTGGTTCTTTGCAATACTGATCTCGATTGCTTGGATGCGCTTCTCGTGATTCTTTACTTCATCTTTCACGATTGCTTGAATCTCATCAATGCGCTTGTGCGCGCGGGCTACAGTCTCCGCCAAGTAAATCTGCCTCTGTTCCATGCTAGATAGATCACGCAAAGTCTGAGCGATACTAGTCAACGCAGACTTCATTTCACTTACATCTTGAGCCATTGCCTCTTGCTGTGCTTCCAACTTGGCAACTGACTGCTCGACGCCCATGACTATCTTTTCTTGGCCGTCTTAGCGGCGTCTCTAAACGATTGTGCAGTAGGCGCACCAGCAGTACCGGGCTTACGCATACGCTCACCAGAGCCACTAGCGATGCGCTCACGCTTCGCCGCTATGTTTGCATACAAACCTTTCTTTGGCTTTCTCATGCCCACTTTTCCTTGTTTGCCCAAAACGCCGCAGACATCTTGCCTCTGGCTATGTTACGCGCATGACGCGCCCTAAATGATCGACGGCGGTTCCTTGCCTTCTCAGACTCCCCCTCTTTAGCAGGGGAGCCAGATACACCTTGTTGACCAAAGCGAATAGTCTTTACCTGATCGCCTTCCTTAGCTACCACAACGTGCGACTTTTTGGGGTGGCCGGGAGTACGCTTGGGTTTATTATAACCCGATACGCCTATGCGATCTAAGAGAGATTCACTCATTGGTTTCCCCTGATCTTACCTAATGCCATCTTGATCGCGACGGTAGTGGGTAGAATAGTATAGTTCCAAGGCCAGAATTCATGGCCCAAGCCATTGGTCATACCGCTTCGTGGAACCCATGCCTTCGACCAGTTATCAATATACTGATCACCACAACGAAGAACTGCATGGCCTCCGCCCGTCTTGGTCTTGCATCCGCATATCTCAGCTTGGAAGGTAAACAGTAACCACCAAAACTTGAGCCATGATTCTTGGCATACAACGTAATACAGGACGGAAAGCGAGTAGTCCTCGCAGTCGCCCCGATACATACCTTTATCATTCAGCTTAATAACGAACCACACGTCCCGATCTTCTGGGTCGTACTTGTAATCGTATAGGCTGTTGAACTCAGTTAGAGTCATGCCAATCTTACGACGACAGGTAGTCGATCCACTTACAGCCGAGTCGGACCTTGCAAGTGCCTGATCCGAACTGCCCTGTCTTAACACCTACGCGATAGTTCTGACGCTCTGCCTCGAAACCAAAGGTCTCGATGTCTGATGAGAATGTATCGACGTCGGTCCAGTTAGTGCCATCAACACCTGACTGCTTCTGTACTGTGACGACAGTGCCGCCAGCAATTCCAGAGACAGAGAGGTTAAAATAGCCTTGTACCTTGATCTCATCGCTAAATGTGTTTTGAGCTGTAATGCTCTTTGTTACTTCGCCTGACATTGCCAGCCTCCTATTAAATAGCTGAAATAATAAACGCTAAAAGTTCGGAGTAGCGAACACCCATACGGCTGTGTTCTTCTCCGGTCTCTTCGTCGGTCCATGTTGTGTGAATAAACATTCCATAACGTCCAGCATCTAAGCCTTCAGCGGTAAATGCGTCCTGCAAATCCTGAGCGATGATTCCAAAGTGAATACGAGCCTCATCACCCTTTTCTTCAACAGCAGAAATCCATCGGAACTTACGCAACAACCCTTTAGCCGCAACTGCCACACGACGTTCCGTATCTGAGAGCGCCTCGATGTCTTGCTTTTGGTTGCGGTCCGATGTTTGGATCGTGCCATTAGTAGCGTAAATATCGGTAAATCTACCACCGGCAGAGCCTAGATCGGTTGTGTCATCTTCAGTAGCGCCGGTAGCACTGCATGGCCTAATTGATCCATTGTCAAAGCGAAATCCTCCGCCAGCGCCATAATTGTTGTGGATGAAAAATCGGGCCGCAGAGCTTCCAATATAGCCCACAGCAGAGCCATCTTTGTCAAACTGCAACATCGTCCCGTTATCTGCCAGCCTATCCACCACTAATGGAGTCGCGCCGCTTTTCGTTAGCGTAGTTGTTCCAGTGACATTGAGATCGCCACTAATAGTTAAATCGGAACTAATGTCCACGTCACCATCAAAGGTTAGCTGGCCCTCAATAGTCACATCTTCAAATGTTGGATTGCGACCAAAGATGCCGCCTAGTTGTTTGATAGTCATATCAGCCTCTTAGTTTTGCTGTATAGCATATTGAATTTAGTTAGCGTCATCAGCTTATTCCATGAACCTTGTTGTTGATTCCATCAAAGAACAGGGTAAACGACTCATTCGCCGCCAATACTTTGTTGACGCCACCGGGCATATACAGTCGACCACCATGCGTCAATGTCATGCCATTTAGAGAAATGAGAGTAACCTTGCCGCAAATCATTGCGTCGATTGTTGCATCATTCTCATGAAGGATATTTGTGACAGTACCCGTACCCGAAACTCTGTGCATGTCATAGTTCATGTCGAGTACAAGGGTTGCCGCGTTAGTAACATTGGATGGATTGACACCACAACCGGGTTCAAGTCTTTGCGCGGTTGTTAGCTTTGGTTTTGCGGTTCCATAAAACTTGTTGTTGTTTCCGTAAATAGTATTAACAACGCCCGCACCAGACATAAAGAAAGAGCCGCCAGCGGCATCTTCATCTAAATATGAAACGCAATTGATCATGCCTAATGAGCCAACATTACCAATTAACATTGCAGAATCTTTAGAATTGCCTTCAAACACATCGCCATCAAAATGGAAGGTTGCGCCAGTATTCTCAGACTCAATCGCATGTCCAGTGTTACCACCGACAAAGCGGTATGTATTGTCTTTAGAATATAGTGTCCCAGCGTTTGCAGAGTTTGAGTGATAGAAATCAGTGTCGCCACCTTGCAAGTTATTAATGGTTACTGTGTTGTCTTCAAAGTAATGATCAANGCGATCAANACCGGCAATCATTGCGCCGGGGAAGGGGTCATTATCAAATGTGCATCCGATCCACTTAACCCANTCNGTNGTGTCTCCACTAGTTCCACCAAATATTTGTTTAACAACCCAACGATTGACAGCGACCCCGCTTGGCAATGCCGCCGCCAGCGTAATGACGTTACCACTAGGAGCGCCGTTTACCGTGGTCGTGTGCAGAGTATTGTTATCAAGCCAGATCGAAATGCTGTCTCCGCTTGAGAATATGCTTGCATCAATCACTGTAATGGTTGTGTTTGTGGCGCTTCCCGCTACAGCCATAAAAGTTTTAAGTGCGCCATCCTGAGAGGTAAATTCCTTACTGATCCCAGTAATGTGACAACCTTTGAATACTGCATTGTGACGGACGCGACACTGACCAATCACATCAACCTTGCAGTTTTCATAATACGAAACGCAACCAACTAGATTGGATGTTTGGAAGCCTTCTGTATATGCGCCACCGTCTAGCTTGTTAAGTCTGATATTTCTAAAATTTAAGTATCTTGGGGGGTGAGCGTTCCAAGGAATGCCGCCCGATGAATACTGAGCAACCTGCACACGTCCAGAGCCATAACAACTGATATTGTCATAATCCACAGAAATGTGCGGATGCACATATATAATGCGGCCTCTAGTTGTCCAATCTGGGCCTTCGTTGTTGTGCCCGTAGAATGTGCAGTTATGAATCCATAGCTCTCGCAACGCCTCATTCGCAACGGCGTCATCTGAGTTTGAAACAGCAACAGGAACACTGTAAGCGTAAAGCTCACACTCTTTAATAAAGAGCTTCCATCCTGCATTCCCCGCGCCCAATCCTTGGACGGCAGTTTCAAAACCTTGCGTGGTCTTAACGCGCTCAATCAAGCCTTGGCAATTCTGGGAAACGTCCGATGAATTACTAAATTTGACAGTAATCGCATTGATTCTTTTAAGATCATCAAATGCTTTTGAAGCAATGTTTGATATCCCCGGCGGGATAATTGTTAGATCCCGGATAGTGAAATCAACGCCCTCGGGCTTCCAGCCATCAATATCAAAACTGGCATCGTTTGGGCCATATCGCAGTGACGTGGTATCGCTCCCAGTACCCTCAACAACCAAGGCATCAATGACAGATATCTTGTTGTTGGTGCCGGTAGTGAATTGAACGTAATAAGTACCATCACCAAACTTTAGGGTGACACCATTGCCTTTACATACTGATACGGCTTTTGTGATTGCATCATAGTTGTCTGCGCTATTGTCCGCAGTACCACCGTATCTATCAACGTGACCTTCTGGGAGGCTGTAATTGCTTGGCGTTACTCCTGCGGCAACTTCGTTGCTTGTGCGAGGATATAGGCCCGTAGAAATAGCAGTCGATTCATAAGCAACAACCGCACCAGTGGAAGTGAATCCTAGTAATTTGTTTGCTCGATACGGCGCAGTTGGTAGCTCCATTGAAACAGAGTCAGAGTCAACAATAGGCTTTCTAATAGATTGTGAGAATGAACGATCAGTCTGCTCACCCGCTAACCACAGATCATCGAAATCGCTGTTTACTTCAGAGGCTAGGAAGTCACCAGAGTTTGTATAGTTCTGTGTGCGAGAGTAGGGCATATCACGGTAGAAGGTCATGATATCGCCTGTGGTCGCACCCTCAGTCAGAGTAATGTTACCCCCGCTATCATTGCCTACGTTCGACACGGTGTAATTAGTGCCCTCTGAGAGCTTAGTGCCGTTCTTCAGTACGACAATATGGCTCTTGTCTACGATCTCGAACGTATACGCAAAGACCGTTTGACCAGAAGTCGCGGTATATTGGTTACGGCTTGTGTTGTCTGCTACTGTCACTTTAATGCCTCCGGTACAGGCTCGCCGGGCTTCCACCAGTAGCCTTGATTGTAGTCTTTCATTCGTTTCCGAACTATCCGATTATACTTTCGTTGAGCGTCTTCGTCCGCTAGTATTTCAAGCTGATCGAACATCGCGTTTTTTAAAATTGTCACTTGCCAAGGATCGGGCGCATAGCGGCCTACAAAATCAATGGCTTCAGGTATAACATTAGTTTCTTCGCTGTTTGCAACTTGTTGAATATTCCCAAGCGTAAGTTTTACAAATCGGTCAACTGTATCGCCTGTTGGACCAAGAACCGTTGACGCCGGTCCTGACCCAAATCGGTTTTGATCTGAGAAAATAAAATCTCCAAATATTCCAAGGCCGCCGCCTTGTGACATTGCCGCAACAAGAAACTTTCCGCTTACATTGCCATCTTCATCTAACATTGGGCGCGGCTCTCGTCCCGCCGCAAGGTCTTTCGCCTGCAAGGTAATTCCGCCCAAGATCGTTGTGATCGCCATTAAGGAGCCATAATACTGAGCTTTTTGGCCTTTGGTGGCTTGATAATAACCGCGCATTCCGTGCGTCATAAGTATCGTTATAGGGAACGATTTCAATTGCATAACGGTCCGAATTGCCATACCGCTTCCTGACGCTCTATTTAGTCCACCAGTTGTAATCCCGCGAGTTCTAGCATCTGGAGTAGGGACAGCAAAATCTGTTTCGGATAAAATCATCTGATGAAATTTAACGCCCGCCTCCTGCGTTACATCGGCGTATGGAGCGCCCCGCAACATAAGAGGTGGGGTCGATCTAAAAACATCCCAATCATCGACAGATATTCCGTAACCTCGCATTTGCTCTTGGAGTTCTGGCGCTAAATCGTCAAAAGTGTTTTTAAAGTTATCAGCAAGCAACGCAGAATATTCCATGCCAAATGCCTTTCGACCGGCATTAGTCCATGCCTCAAGGCCGGACGCTCGCAAAACCCATTCCGCTAATTTTGCGGCTTTGCCTGTGCCATAAGAGTCGGCGAATCTGTTAGCCGATGTTTGCCTAGAAGCGTTCTCTGCTGTTAATCCAAGGCGAGTTCCAAATATCCTGTCCTGCTCATTGCCCGGCCGCATCAATGACAACTGTTGCATGATGACTTTAAGGGGTGCAATTTTGTTGTATTTTGCAGTTATGTATTGAAACCCGACATCACTTATCGCTGATATAAACGCGCCACCCAAATTGGCGGCAGTCAAAAAGTTGCGGCTAGATTCAAGGGCGTCTGCCGCGCTAGTATAATCACCGCCATTTGTTTGTCCGGTGGCATTCCTGTATACCGCGTTAGAAATTCCTATCGAAGCATCGCCTGCTTTGTCTTCATATTGTGAGCGACGCACTAGAAAATCATGGACAACAGAAGGGTTAGGGCCAAGGACTTCCATTACCGCGATATCGTTTGACATCATATCTATCTGATCTGTAATAGCGTCAAAGACGTTTCCTCTGCCAAACCTGTTTTGATATGCCATCCAAGAATCTGCATCTTTGAAATACAAAAATCTTCGTTCACCGTGACGACGCGATAGCTTCCCGCTTCCAAAAGTGTCTGTCAGACCTTGTGCTTTGTTTAGCCCGCCCGTACTAATTGTTTCGTAGACTTCACTAAGCGCAACATCAAATTCTTCGTCGGTAAGTATCTTGCCATTTTTGTTAAGCATATTCTGGCGGTCAAGTTTGTCATAGATAAATGACTTCCATTCTTTCTCACCTGCCTTTGCAACCGTCCTCATATCGTGACGTTGTGGCATAAGGTATTTTTCATTTTTACTTATGGAACCGCCGCGCTGATTAAATTTAAGACGCATTTCTTCAAAGGTATCTAAAACACTTTTTGCCATACCATTAAAAGGCTCTCCCATATCCTCGCCATAAATAGCTTTAAGCCATTTGACGAGACCTTCTTCGTCGTTTGATACGCCAAACATTCGACTTCTAAACTTAGCAAGCGCCTCCGAATTCATTCCTTGATATAAGCCGGTGTAATATTTAGCTAAATATTCAATGTTTTTATAGCCCGCATGGTTTCTTGGGTCTTTTGTCATAAGCGCCGTAATACCGGCGACCATCCCTTCAGGATGACTTTTAATATTGTCGTATGCCTGAGACGCGCGGACTGCTTGTATAGCGACCTCTCGCTTCTGCCGGGTTAAGTCTCCAAGTAGCTCATCAATCGCTTCATTGGGATTGTCGGCCTCTAGGATCTGCGTAGCCAAATTTTGATTTATTCGGCCTTGACTTAACGCCTCGCGGACACATCTATCGTATTCGTTAGCCAAGTGCGCACCTCAATATTTCTTCTACGTTGCGAATCTCTCTATCAATCGGCAACATTTGTTCAGCGGCATATTTCCGCAATTCAACTTGTGTTTCTGATAACTCTTGTAGCCCAACGCCTCGAACCGGAACCTCAGAAATAACACCTTCCTCAGTTACCCACTCAGGTAATAAGCCCATTTTTTGATCTGCAAATACGGTGTCGCCAACACTGGCTGTTTGATTTCGCTCTCCAAATGGCCCGTAGTTAAGCCAGCTATTTTGGCCTCGAGTTTCTGTGGTCATTGCGCGTCTAGCTGGGCCAGTAAATAACTGCATATGAGCTTGGAATGCGTTCTCTTCGCCACGCGCTCTAAACCCAGCACCCTCAATAGAGTGACCAAAGGCATCATGTACAGCGCGAAATAAATCGTTGTTAGTAACAATCTGCTCTTGACCGTTTTGGTCTTTCCAGCGCAATCCTGTGTCCTCAAGCATTATGCGATTGTTGTCAGCTAATTTTGTTTTAAACTCCTCCATAGACCCAAAGCCATCATAAGTTCCGTAAACAGCCATGCGCTTATTGTTACGAAGGTCTCGAATAGCGTCGTATGGATTGCCGTTATAGGGGTCAGTTTTTTCATCAAAAAACGTAAAACTATAACCGCTTTCAGTTAGTTGGTCGTATTGACTTCGCGTTTGCTCAACCAAGTCACGATAAGCGGCCTGAACTTCTGGGTTAGTAGGATCGTCAACCATTTCTTCATAAGCATCAGAAATGCGGCGCGCCCTATCCTCATCAACGCCTACATATTGCCTTTGTCGGCTAAACGGGATGCCTTGATTTCTGGCGTAGTTTTGAGCGCTTCTGGTGATTCCTTCGTCTGGCCCTGTTGCATCTCGGATTTCTGGGGCGCCCTCAAGGCTCTGGCGGCTTGGTATCTCACCCTCGCCCGTCTGAGCGCCTCTGCTCTCAGTCCGTCTTCTTCCGTCTCTGGTGCGTTCGGGTCGAACATCTTCAGTGCCTCCAAGGTTTTGATATGCCTCTATATCTCGATCGTAATCGCTGGCTATACCTTGCTGATCAAGTATATCACGCTGGCGACTTGTGGATGTTTTTGGGGCCGCACGTTGCGGCTCGGGCTCTACATAATTTTCCGGATTTAATGACGGCTGGTTATAAAGATCGAGTCGAGTCTCACGCTCTGACATCCACTCAATATCTCGATTAATCTCTTCTTCAATGAATCGCTGATCAATTTGCTCTTGATAGCCTTCAGGGATTTTGCCGCTATCTAAAATATCTAACTCACGCCTAGCAATACGAGCCGTTTCATCAGTCTCTAAACGCTGATCAACAATCCTGAGTCGCTGTATAATTTCTCCGCGTTGTTGTTCTGCAAGTTTCTTTCCTCGCAAAACTTGCTGTTTTTTTGCTCGACGCTTAGAAACACCCGGAGCTTGGGAAAATTCTTCGGGGGCATCACTTACTTCAATAAGTTTGTATTCAAGGTCTTTCTTTTCAATGTTTAAGCGCTTTCGCTCCCCGCGCGTTAGTCGCGTTGCGGCTACGGCTAGAAGCGATTGTCTTGACTCATCAATAAAAGATTTTGCAATTTCATCTTTATCAACCGGCAATATAGCGCCATTTGCTTTGGCATATTCTAAGTCGTCAATAGCCCGATCAAATACGTCAAGCGCCATCTCTTCTGGCGAATCTGTGGGAGCAACATCAAGTTTAACGGCTTCGTCTTTAACCCTTCTTAAATATCCTGAAATGCCACCAAGAACTCCTCCGAATACTGCGCCACCAGCGCCAGCGGCGGCAATATTAAACAGGGCGTCTTGAGCAGAGTATGGTGATTCGATGTCAAGTTTGTGCTGAAAAACTAAGGGTTGAATAGCCAGCTCTGTTGCGACTGCAATCCCAGCTTCAGCTTTTGCCACGCGCATTGCATTGGCTGTTACGCTCAGACTGCGAGAAATGGACACTGAAGCACCCAATCCCATTGTGGCTATGTTTACAGGGTCCAGCATTAAGGCCGTCATAGAGCCCGAAAACTGCGCTATTCCAGACCCTCGCTCAATAACATCTTGCGCGTATTCACGCCTAACGGCTAATCGCTCGTTTCGTAACTGCCGAAGTTCTTCATCAGATTGTATTAGTCCGGTGTCGCTGGCGATTCGGTCATAATCAATCCGACCGCTTCTTTGCGTATATTTTGCGACATTAAACCCGTCGTCAATCATTGCCTTGACGCGACGAGTTCGCTCTACTTCTTCATCTCGATTAATAAGAGACGAAATAGAAAGCTCTTCATCAACTACCAAGCCAAAGGACGCCTGAAAAACTTCCCCGAAAGACGATGGTTCAACCGCCGTGGTCGGATCAAATAGTGTGTACTTGTTTAAGTTTTGGCGTGATTGACTGGTGATATACGGCATCACATAACCCTAGAAGTTGTTTTTGGAGAAATTTCAATCAGTTTTTCTCTGCGAAACCCTCTCAACTCTATTGCGCGTTCACGCAGTTGTTCTTCGGTTAAAGGCTCATATTCAAAAGTAAATGCATTACCCTCTTTATTAACAAATCGCTGGTTATCACCAAAAGCAAAAAAATACTTTCCGTTTCCTTCACTTACAATTGTTGAGCTTTCAATTCTTTTTAATGCCATTGGAATGGTCAAATTGGTTCCACCATTCGCCTCAATCCATGTCGGAGTAATAGTGTCTATAAATTCTTGGAATTGATCCTCGCTTATGCCCCTAGGCAATTGGAATCGAGAGTCATTAATTACGCCAATGCCGCCTGTAATTTCAGCCAATGCATCTTTAAATTGGGATGCGCCCACTTCCAAGTCAGCACTCGGCGAAACCTTGGCGAGATAAGCCAAAGACGCATCTATTATGTTAGCGTACTGATCGGAAGAATAAACCTCCCCTACTGGCCCCAAGAACTCTTCAGCAAGCGGTAAGTATTTTGACGCTGGCGGAGATTTCGCAACGCCATCCGCCAACATTTGCTGGCCTTTAAATGTAATTTCTTGCACTTCAAGATCATTTGTTGACGCAATCATGGCGAAAAGTGGCTCGCCTGCTTTATCAATCATTTCAAATGCGGCGGGGTTTTGATTAAGGGATTGCGACAATAATAGTTTTTGCTCGTAATCTGCGCTTGAAACGGTCTCTGAAAGTTTCGTTGCCTCTGCCTTTGTCAGCGCGGGAATGTCCAAACCGTAATGAAGGCTTGCCGCCTCTGCCGACGAAACTCTTTCTAACCATGCGTCAGGGCTAGAGATATCAAGAGGCGTTTTAGGAACAATGCCTTGCTGGATAGCAAATTTTAATGGGTCATCTGACAGTGCAGTATTTATTCCATTTTCTGCCGTTGCTAAGGCTTGATATCGAGAAACTCCTTCTAACGTACCAAGACCTTTTGCCTCCGTCAAAATGGCGGCCCTATCAGTGGCAGGAAGGACGGAAAACGTACTTGCCTCCATTGCATTACTTAGATCAGCTTCATACTCGGTGCCTTGTGCACGATCAATTACTGATGAAAGCGTAGATGGATCAACCTCATAACCAAGGCTAAGCGCAGTCCCTACTTGCCTGACTTCTTTTCTCAGAGCGTCTTTATTGTAATCAGTGGCCGCCTCATACACTGATTTTTGACGAGCGATATAAGTTGAAAGCCCGGATTTATACGTTTCCCATTCTGACGGCGTAAATCCTTCCTCTGTTGCGCCCAAAAACTCCTGTGCCTCTGGACGCTCAGCAGATAAAACCGTACTAAAAGCCGCCTTGTAATCGTTATCTTTTATTGAGGCTCTGATTTCACGCTCTAATACAGCCGTACTAAGAATCTTTTGCCCTCGGCTCCTTGTTTTTCTCAGGTATTCTTGCGTGGCGTCGCCGTTATTTACAAGCTGTTGAGCATCATTTATGGACTCAAGAATAAGTTGTTCTGAATATGAAACATCGCCTTCAATTGCCTCTGATTCAGCAGAATTTAAATTTCCCTCAATGCCAGAGCTAATGGTATTTACCGCCCTAGCCCGCGCATTCTTTCGGCCTAACTGCTCTACTTCTATTGAATTGCGCTCGAGTGCCTCATTAAACACTCTTGAAAATTCAGGCCCATACTCTGAGTTTTCTCCGGGAGAAATGCCTTGAAAATATTTAGTTGATAGCTCTTTGAAAGAACTAAAATCACCCTCTGCTTCTGCCGCAATTCTGGCAATGTTCGTTCTAATGTCGCTGGTTATTTCAGTTGTGTATGCTTTTTTCGCAATCTCGTTAAATGACTGGTCATATATGCTGATAGCACTCAATAGACCTTCTTTGATCTCGGGTGATCGACCCTCTTCTGCCGCCGCCAGTGCTTCAGCCGATGCGTCTTCAACAGCCTTTCTTTTCTGTATGCGACCGCCAACCTCAAACGCAATGTCCCCGACCTGTTCAGCCAAGCCAGAGAGAGCCTGCAAGCGTTTAGCCTGAGAGGTGTCTACACCTGTGGGCGTAAACTGTCCGTAGTAATCAATGCGCTTCTGAGCCATTACGTATAGCTTTCCTTATCAAATAGACCAAGCTCGCCAGCTCTTGACGCACCACTAAGTAGCGTACTTGCCGCCTGAATGCCTGCTATTTGCGTTACTTGTCTAGCTTGTCGCTCTAATGACGACCTCCTTAGACGTTCTGATAGGTCAATAGTCATTTCACTAAGACCTGCTTTCTTCGCGCTTTCTAATGCCAGACTAGCTGGCGTACCTTCCCCAGATATTCCCGCAGTCGATAGTGCCGCGACGTTAGCCGCTAATGCCCGGTTAAGCTCTTGGCGTCGGGCTAGCTCTTGGCTTTGAGCCGCAAGTTCTTCCTGCTTGGCTTGCTCTTTGAGTGCTACTTTCTCAGCCTTGCCAGCTTGTATCTGGCCGTAAGCCGACACACCTGCGCCTAAGCCCGCTAATATTGCAAATATAGGGAGAGCCATCAGTTACCTTCGACCTCGTATTCAATCATCTGTATGTGCATGGGCGTAGGATCTGGACAAGTGATTGTCGGTATGACCTCTCGGCCCCAGCCGTTAATATCGTAAACGTCTTCTATTATGCCAGTTTTAGGAATAATCGACGCGCCAGTTAATGGGGATGTAGTGCCAGCCTCACCAAACGCGCGAACAGGTACAGCAATCCCGTCAATGTTTATGCCAGAAGACTCGTAGACACGTACGTTCATCCGTACGATCTTCTTGAGCCGCATCTGATTCTGGCCTGATCCGATGTTTGTGTTTAGCGGCATCGGCTTAATAGTAGGTACGAAGGGTAAGCCGACCTCATAAGTGGTAGCGCTGTAAACCTCACTGGGATCGAGAGTGATTTCGCCACTAGATACCGTGTAAGACGACAGCACATAGCCTTCGTTCGCGTCAGCTTGACCCTCGCGAGTTAACACTTTGACCGATTCACCGTTTAAATGGTCCAGTCCGTCGATATCACCGCCCACTTGGACGCTCTTAATTGAGCAATCCATCAAGTAAGTAAAGTCCCAGCGCTCAATGAACAGTTTTGCAACGCTGTTTACAGTCCGCTCGACAGTCATAAATAGCTGATCATCTACAACGCAAACGCTCTTGATGTCGCCGTCTGTATTCCAGCCTGTATAACCGTTAATGTCCTGACTTCTCAGGGTGTTTAGGATCGTCGCTGTACCATCTGTATTGACGATAAACAGCCAGTTAGCGTCGTCACTTGCAGTGCCCGCTAGAAGGGCCATATCGACCGGCTGGTTGATTAAATGAGAGGCCAGTACCGATCTATCGTCTGACGTGTAAGCGTCCTCGTTAAACGAATACAGGAAGCTCAGAAGGGACTTGCCGTGACGGTCAACGAATATGGTCGATCCGTCTACGTCTTGGACCTCAACATTGTTCGCACCGTGTGAAGTCTGTGGCGCAATCGTGATCGAGCTAGGCGTGACAGGTTTACTAGTCACAGCAAACTCAGCGCCCGATGTAAATACCTGCAAGTTACGACCGGGATACACGTCAACAATGTCATTCAGCTTGCGGGATGAGATGGTCGCAAAGATCGCCTCATCGTCATCACCGTCATCAATATCGAAATCAAAGAACGCGCCCGTCTTAGACATAAAGATTGATTGAGGCTTGGACTGAGTGCCGCCCAATACCAATCGACCTTCATAGAAACAAATGCTGTTTGGATATCCACGGGTGGCAGACCAGACATCCTCTTTGCGTGGCACACCAGATTGCGTCTCTGTAAACGAAATCTCGTGGTCAGCAGAGCCTTCGGTTACATAAGCAGAAAACAACTCGAAATCCTTTGTCGATTCGCCGGATATCGTAATTGTGTACTCTCGGGTTCCTGTTCGTGCTACGGCCACGCCCGTCTCACCAAATACCGGCATCTCTTGCAGGTTCTTTTGGATATTAAAGACAGTTGACGCTTGCTCATCGGCAGTCGAATCCCCAGCAAAGCTAATAGACTTTGACAACACGCTTTCAATATCAACTTCAAATCGGTCGCCTTTCTTCCACTGGCCCGATCCAGTATGACCTAGCGTCATGACCTGTATTTCATTGGTAGGCGCAGGGCTTTGGGCGTCATCAAAATCGTATTGAGGTACGTTAGTGAAAGGGATGTTGTCGATAACCCAATCGCTATCAGTACCAAGATTCACTAATCGCATCGGCTCGAAGTTGCCAACAACCAGCATGACATTCTCGACCTGCGCTGTGCGGACAGTTGATACGTCAACACCACCGCTATAAGTGGGCTTGATATCCGCGACCCTAGTGGTCTGAATGTTTATGCCTACAAGTTGAGAGCGAAAGATTGCAATGTTGTCCCGCGTAAACTCCACAAGGTAATGACGATCATCCTCAACGCTGAAGTCTTCCAGCTTGGCTTTACTGTCAACGCCGGTTTCCTGCATTAACTGAAATCCTGCCGCAGTAATCACTGCCGCCCCCAGATCAGTCGTGCCAACACGCACCAAACGCCAGTAACGAGCGTATATGCCTACCTTAATGCGAAAGTCTTGAGGACTTGTGCCGATCAATGGAACGTCACCAGCATCTGTATATGTCACGTCGTTAGCGGAATACTGCACCTTAAACTGAGTGCTTGTGCCGCTAGATAGGCTGATCTGCCGAATATCGACAAACTCAGTCTCAGCAATATTGGTTGCACCGCGATCCGCCTTAATAACAACGTAATTGTTTGTCGTGCCAATCGCAGTCGTTGTTGAGGTGGTTGTCCCGTCATTTCCATACAGTACCGACGCTGTACCACCGTTCGGCATGGTTCCGGTGTACGCCCAGCTAACTAAATTGCGTATGGTTTGAGCGATAAACTCAGTACCCGGACGGCGCTTCATCCCGCCTTGTGGAACGATCACGACGTTCTCAGCAGTCTCGACAGCCTGATAATACTGGTTTATATCAATGCGGCCCTTGAGAAGCGGGGATAACTCACCACTTACAAAGCTAGACTGGATAAATCGAGTCTTAGCCATTTAGAACCTCACAGTAGTGAATGGGTTACTTCGCATGGGTTGCGTAGGATGTTGCTGAGAGTCCGTGAATCGCGCCATACGGGACGCATTTACATAGGCCGCGGCCATCTCACCCCTAGCTGAAGAACTGTCTCTAATGCTTGCGGCGAAGTCCATAGCCAGTGCGTACTCAATCATCTTAGAAAAATACACGGGCCACTCATCCTCGGTCACATTAGCAATGTAATCCGCGTACAGGGCTTGAGATGAATTGCTGTAAACCTTGTCACCGTATATCTGATAGTTGGAATCAGGGGTAACAGTGATCAAGAACAGTAAATCAGTGGGTAGCTGGTAGATACTTTTCCAGCCACTTGGATCAATCGGTGTATCCGTCAGCAAAGACATCTGCGCCTTTCTACGAGCAAAGCCCCAACGATGCTTTGTCAGCTCGTTTTGGACAATGTTGTCGTATAAGTTGTTCGCGACAGTCTCGCGCCGTGATCCACCGGTAAGTGCGTTAATCGGAGTATCCCCGATCAGAATTAGCGCATTGCTGATTAAGTCGATTTTACTCGCCATAACTCACCCAAAAATAGAATGGCCCCCGAAGGGGCCGAGGAACTTAGCTGTCGCCGAGTGCAGTACCGGAAGCGCAGTCGATCGCAGTGCCACTGTTAGACTTCACAAAAGTGATAGTCACAGCCGCCGCGTCTGAGTCGCTTACGATGATTACATCGTTGACTTGAAGTTCGTTGATTGCTGGCAAGAAGTAATTCGCGCCAGTAACAGTTGCGATTGAGTCAGAAGAAGCGTAAGCAAAAACCTTCTGTGAATCGCCCATCCCGCCAATGCGAGAAAGTTTTGTGTAATCAAAAGCCATGATTCACTTCTCCTTATGCAGTCTTGTTGTATTGAACTTTAACCAGACCACCCTCGTCGCGAACGACAGAGCCAGCTTTCAACATACCGTTAGTCAACCATGCGGTACGCTCAGCAATCCAGTTAATCTCTGTCTTCATGTCGATACCGATAGCAAGGCCAACAGCAGGACGCTGGAAGAACCAAGAGTCAACAACATTTGACGCTTCAGTCAATCCACCTTCGGTACGAGTCTCTAAGATGACGAACTGGAATCCACAAAGTGAATTGATCTCGCCAGAAACAAGTGCCTTGATGTTTTGGTAAGTCGGAGTTAGTTGCTTTCTCGTCGTTCAACAAACCGCCTAAACCGCCAGCTTCGATAGCCGCGTAAAGCTCAGTTGAAGGAACACCCTGATCACGAAGCTCAACCTGAGCGTCGATAACCTTAGCCATTGACAAGTTGGTGCCGCCCGCTGGGACTGTAGTAGTCAGCGGAGTAGAAGCATCCATTGCATCAATAACAAGTTGGTCACAACGACGGCCAAGAGCGCCAGCGATAGTGTTCGCAAGCTCTTGCTTCTCGTCAAAGTTAACATCCTGCGCGTCAAAAATGTCGGTGTACTCAGGCGCGTTCCAGTTAGCGAGAGTCGCTGTCTTGAACTCGTGAGTAACGTCCATTGGAGTTACGAGGTCGGATGTTGATTTTTGGTTGGCAAGTCCCTTGCCCATGCGACGGAACTTGTATGTATCACCCACAACTGCGTTGCGGACAGTAACGGTGTTCTTCAGCAAGCCCATGCCTTGGTAGGCGTGTTTGACCATGCTGTCAAATTCCGTTACCGCTACTGCGGAAAGATTCTTTGACATGATTCAGTCTCCTCTATGTCAAATTGAAAAAAAATGATTAAGAGATTTTGGACTGAGTACCCGATAGCCGGTCAGTCGTTCAACCTAAAACTACCGGGCCTTAGAAAAGGGGTATCCGATCTCGCAATGATACCACTATATGTTTGTGTTAGCCAAACGTCTGCACGTAGGGTTTATCACCGCCAAACTCTTTCATCATGCGCTGAATCTTACGCTCGTGATTCATGTCAGTAGATCGAAGTAGATTGCCGTTGTCGTCTTTCTTAAACATCTCGGCCTCAATGTCTGACCACTCGACACCACCAGGCTGAACATAACCATCAATCGGTAACTTAGCAGGGGCCGTAGACTTGATCAGCGCCTCGATTAGCTCGACAGATTCAGCACTGTTCACGGCATAACGTAGCTTCTCGTATGTATCGCCATCGAGATTGTTCTTCATGTACTGCTCGACAACCTTGACACGCTCTACACCGTTATCACCTAGCTTCTGAAGCTCGACTTCCATTGATACTTCTTCAGCCGCTTGATCTTGTGCCGATAGCAATTCCCATGCGTCGTTCATCGCAGACTGCGACATGTTGGTCTTCTCACCAAACGACACTAGCTCCTGCCATAACGCATCATCTGACTCGACACCCTCGACAATCGAGTAACCGTCTTTAGGTGCGCCAGTGAATCCACCAAACTTTTTCTCTAGCTCGGTGTATGCCTTGGCCTGCTCTGATATTGACTTGTACTTGTCGGCTTTGTACCACTCGGGTGAATCGCCAACGCCCTTGATCCCATCACTCAAAAAGTATTCGCCTTCACCTAATGTGGGTTCTGCGGCGTCTACTAATGATGTCAGGGTGTCGTTACTTTCTACGGCCTGTTCTTCCATGATTATCTCCAAGGATATTTAATGATCGCCCTCTTTGGGCTTAGTGGTTGGTGTTTTAGCTTGATGTCTTCAAGCCTTCGTTTGCCATTCAGCAAAGCTATGTCGTTGACGTCTATCCAATCAACGTGGTGTCCGTCTTTGTAGCACCTAAAAGATCGGAACTTGTGCAGGTACTCGAACTTCTCAAACTGGTACTCATCGGCAAGGTTGCCCAGCCAGTCAATGTCGAACTTAATAAAATCAAGATGATCTGTTTCAGCACAAATCAACTCGTACTTGGGCTTCGCTTTACGCGTCCGCTTCTTGGGTTCTTCCGTCATAGTCTCTCCGTTTGCTGTATGTAGTGGATAATCATACGGATAACACCCGCTTCGCCATTGTGATACGCCGCTTCATACGCGACGTTCTGGCTAGATAGGGCGGTAGAGTTATCGAATAGAAAGCGACGCGTCAGATCCTCCAAGACCTTCTGCCCGTCTTCAGTATTGAAGCATCGGGCGTAGGCTTTGGTGAGTTCTGTTATCTGTTCTTGTGCTTTGGCTTTCTGTCTCTTGGCATCTGGGCTTGCGCCCTCAATTGTTTCCCAAGTCATTCAGCTTCCATTTGTTGTGGTTGTTGTTGTTGCATCTGAGCTTGTGCGCCAGCTTGGATGATCTGCTGTTTCTCGACCTCAGACCGTACCAATTCAGAGGGCATACCCGTCTTGGTTGCCGCCCATGTACCGAAGTCCTCAGTCTTATAGGCCATGAGTACCTGTTCGGGGCCAGACGTACCCAATACGAACTGCACGGCTTGTTGGACAGCTAATAAATCTTCGCCGTCTTGCGCTCGTGCTAGTGGGGATGTGAACTTTACCTTTACATCACGCCCTTCAAGCTCGATGGGGACGATCAATCCGCGTCGAGTCAGTATAGCGACGACACGCTTGAGTATTGGTATGAGTACCTCGGTCTGAAGTCGCCCAAATGCCGACCCGATCCGCTTTGCAAGCTCTCTGGATTCAATAGCAACTTCAGTGGCGCTACGAACAGGACCAGCAGGATCACGCAGGTCGTTGAACATTGCCAACTTGATAGCGTTCTGAAGCTCGACGATTTCAAATTGCGCGAGAGCAAGGTTCGATCCTGTATCGAGGCGCTGAATAGAAGGGTTGTTGGTGTTGTTTGATCCGACTGGAATCACAACACCGGGTGCAATGACCATATTGTACGGGTTAGTAACGCCGTCGTCAGTAGCCGTGTACATTCCTGCAAGGTCTATTGCGGCTTTCTGCAAGACAAACTCTTTAGCCTTGTTCAGTGAGCGTACATCGGGCAATGCTTGCATCGCTGGACCACGACCACGTATCTCACCGGCTACCTTAGTGTATCGACCAGTGACCCAAGGGCTTGATTCACCGAAGTCTTGAGTCCATGAGAAAGACTTTTCGTTGTTAACCCACAAGCATCCATAGTATCGCTTGCTCTTAGGGTCAAAGATCACGCCTTCAGATACACGGACCTCAGTGTTCGGGCTGTTATCGATCATGTTGCGTACATTCTGTGACGCCTCAAAGCCCCGCCACATACGCTCTAGCAAACGAGCCTTGACCTCAAACCGTCGCCAGTGTGTCTCGACCGTTCCGTATGGACCTTCTTCAAACGCAATGCCCTTCTGCGGGATTGTGTGGAAGCAAATAGGGTTGGTCTCATCGTCCGTCTCTTCGATCTTCATGGTTGCTGTACCCACGAGAAGATCAAGCGCCGCTTCATAGAACTGCGTGTGGAAGTTAGAGCGATTCAAGTAGTCAAAGACTAGCTCGCACTGCTGATCTAGGTTAGCTCGTACATCCTCTTCGGATACATCGAACTGGCCTGATTCAAGCAACCGGATGATCTCTTCGGTCGGCTGGAAAGTAGCCCAGCGTGACCAGATCGGAGCAATGTTTTCCTGTAGCTTGCTCGCCCCCTGTTGGATAGCTGTCAACGCAGTCGAGTCAAAGATGCGATCCATCTTCTTCTGCCCTGTGTTCTCGGTATCAAACAGGTTTCGTTGCGGTAGAAAGTATTCGTACACGTCTTGCAACTGGTCATGCCACATTGCTTGAGTGTTGAATGCCTTGGATTCGCGTTCCTTTATGTCTTGGATCGAGCCAAGATGCGGGGGCAAGCTCATAGTGTTACCTATTTAAGTTGTGCTTGTGTGCCAGAGTACGGACCGGAGCGCATACCGCCACCAGCTCCGCCGCGAGTAGCTCCGCCCATACCGCCCATGCCTAACATGGTACGAGCCGGAGCCGCACCTGCACGACCTCCTGCGGCCTCTGCACGGCTACTTGGTACACCGCCCAAGAGAGACTTAATTCCTAGCTTACCGCGACTTGCGGCCCTGAGACGCTGTTCTTGCTCTTCGATCTCTTTGTCTAACGCTACTTGCTGACGACGCTCGACAGCGATTTCCTTTGCTGTGGGCTTAGGTGCCTTTGGTGATTTCATTTCATCCCATCCTTAACGAGTCACGGGTGGTCTTTTCCCCGTTACGTGTGAAGTCTTTACCGTCATAACCGATGACGTCTTGAGGTGCCTGCTGTTTCTTGCTCTTACCGCCACCGCCTACGCCAAGACCAGTTAGAAGGCTTCCGCCTCTGCGAACCCGGTCAATCTTCTTGAAGCCTTTGCGGTGTATCCTGTCGATACCGCGCAAGCTCTGTCGAAACTTACCTGCCATCCTGCTTCTCCAAATACCGATACAGTTGATAAGGCGTCCAGATAAACGGCTTGTTTATACCCAACACCTGTTTCGTATACCCAACGCACGTATTCAACATAAACAGACCGCGCTTAGGCCTATGAACCTGCGATTTTATCAGAATATCGTTCTCGACTACATCGGTAATGTTATCGACGATCATTAGCTCTATGCCTTCAGTAGACTTACCAACCGCAAACCATTCGCCATTGTTCGGAATCACGACGTAACAGTGCCTGATCTCGGGGTGCAACATCCATGACCACCAATGCCCCTCGTCAATAGAGAACGCCACGTATGCAATATCAGAAGACACGAACGTCCATCTTCATCTGCCGAACTGGTCGCCTTACCTGTCCGCTACTTAGTGCCTGTCTACCTTCGCCTTCACCTTGCAATGCGTATTCCAATGCCTCGACCGGGTGACTGTATTCGTTCTTATCTGGCTCATCGGTGTACTTCTCACCTGATACTTGTATGCGTCGATAACAGAAACCACCCTGCAATCCCTTACGAATCATCCGTGCTTTAGGGCTGATAAGGAATCGAGGCTTGCCATCCATGCAGAGTTCCTTCATCGGTAGTTCGAGGGCCGCACGTCGCAATGCTGGATCGTTGGTCAGTGTAGGCGTACAAGGTATGCCAGCCGCTCGCATGATCTTGAACGGTGTATCGGCATTCGCTTGGTTCTTGTTGTCACCCGATGGATCACCCCAACCCCTGAACCGTATCTTCGGGTAATTGGCGTCTATGTATCGCTTGAGGCTAGGTGCAAAGTCCACCGCCCCGGAGTCAGTCAGACAGAATTCGTCAAAACAAATCC